AAAACTTGCCCAAGTGGATGCAGCAGGGTATCATTGCATGGAACAAAGGTTCATTGGAGTTAGAAAATGGCAGTAAGATTTTGGCAGCGTCTACGTCTGCAAGTGCTGTCCGAGGTATGTCATTTAACATCCTCTTTCTCGACGAGTTCGCCTTCGTCCCGAATCACATTGCTGACTCGTTCTTTGCCTCTGTTTATCCTACTATTACTTCTGGTAAAAACACCAAAGTAATTATTGTATCTACGCCCCACGGTATGAATCACTTCTACCGTTTATGGCACGATGCAGAAAAACAAAAGAATGATTATATTCCCACAGATGTTCACTGGTCTGAAGTACCAGGTAGGGATGATGTCTGGAAAGAACAGACAATTGCTAACACATCAGAACAGCAGTTCAAGATCGAGTTCGAGTGCGAATTCCTTGGATCTGTTGATACTCTGATTGCACCGAGTAAATTAAGAGCATTGGTATATGACAATCCAATGACCAGAAATGCTGGATTGGATGTATACGAAAAACCCATTGAAGGTAGAGATTACGTTTGCACTGTTGACGTTGCACGAGGAGTTAGTGAAGATTACTCTGCTTTTATTGTTGTAGATATTACTGAGTTTCCACATAAGGTAGTAGCAAAGTATCGAAATAATGAAATTAAACCGATGCTATTTCCCAATATCATCTATGAGGTAGTGAGAAATTATAATAATGCATTTGTTCTCTGTGAAGTAAATGACGTTGGAGACCAAGTTGCTTCAATTTTAAACTATGATCTTGAGTATCAAAATCTTTTGATGTGCTCAATGCGTGGCAGAGCAGGACAGATCGTAGGACAAGGATTCTCTGGTAAAAAGACACAACTTGGTGTCAAGATGAGTAAGACTGTGAAACAAGTTGGATCACTCAACTTGAAGACAATGATTGAAGAAGATAAGGTAGTCTTTAATGATTACGAGATCATATCTGAACTAACAACCTTTATCCAAAAACGTAACTCGTTTGAAGCAGAAGAAGGTTGCAATGATGACCTTGCAATGTGTCTGGTAATTTATGCATGGTTAGTACAGCAAGATTACTTTAAAGAATTGACTGATCAAGATGTTCGTAAGAGATTGTATGAAGAACAGAAGAATCAGATAGAACAGGATATGGCACCATTTGGTTTTTTATCTGATGGATTAGAAGAAACTAGTTTTGTAGATGCTGAGGGTGATCGATGGCATACTGATGAATATGGTGATAGATCATATATGTGGGAATATCAGTAATGAGATTCGACGAACAGTTTACTTTAGAACATCTGTTGTTCAAAAAGAGAGTGTGTCGAACCTGTAAAGAGAGTAAAGATTTGATAGAAGATTTTTATATGACGAGAAAGGGAAGAGGTATGCTTCCATCGTCGTATTCTTACGAATGCAAGGAATGTACGAAAAAGAGAATAATTGCTGGTAGAAAAGTCGATATAAGTAATTGGTCCTACCCAGATTGGTAGTTCACGCATTGTTTCCCCACTTAAAGGGTCAATTTTTCTAAATAGTTTTAGTAAAAATGAATCTTCGGTCGAGGAAAGACATGTCGCTTAATCTAGTATCCCCCGGCGTCAAGGTAAGAGAAGTTGACTTAACAATCGGTAGAGTGGATGCTGCAAATGAGCAAGTAGGCGCAATTGCAGGACCATTTGAAAAAGGACCCATCAATGTTCCCATTCTGGTTGAAACTGAGCAAGATCTTCTCGCTACTTTTGGTAAGCCCATTACAACCGACGCACAGTGTGACTACTGGTTAAGTGCGTCTGCATATCTCTCTTATGGTGGTGTTCTGAGAGTTCTTAGAACTGATGAGGTTGCTGGTCAGCATCTCAACAACGCTAATAATGATGGTTCTACTGGTGTGAAGATCAAATCCTATGAGGATTATGTAAACAACCACAGTTCTGTTTCTGTATCTTGGGAGTTCGCTGCAAAGAACCCAGGAAAGTGGGCAAACAATCTTAAGGTCTGCACCATTGACGGTGCTGCTGACCAAATCATCTCCGGTATCAGTACAACTGGCGTTGCAGTCGGTATGGGTGTCACCCAAACGATGGCAGGAAGAGTAAAAGCAGGTTCTGGATCCACTTCACTCTATGATGGAATGCTGAGAGGCATCATCACCGAGGTTGGTGTTGGTCAGATCTCAGTCAAAATTACTGATACAGTTGCTGCTAACGGAACTTCCGCCGCTGCTGGATATCAAGAAGGCGGTTCAGTAGCGTTTATTGCACCAACCACGACATCCTCAACCACTACTACTGGTATTGGTACAACTGCTGGTGTTGTCAACGAGCAAGTTGATGCTTCAATCTCTGGTATCAATACGACTTCTGCTTCTGGCGGTATCGATCAGAACATTGCAATCGGAGACGTTGTTACCGTAACTGGTGGTAATTCAACAGTTCCCGCAGATACTAAGGTTATTGCTATCGGTGCTAACACTGTATTCGTTGACAAGTCAATCACTGGTATCAGTACTGCTGGCGATGGTGCAATCTTCACCTTCACTAGATCATCTTCTACAACCACTGCTTCTGATCAACTCCGTGTTGTAACCTCTGCTGGTGTTTCAACTGCAACTTACACTTCTGCTACTCTTGCTGATTGGTATGGTAGTCAGACTCTTGGACTTACAAACTCCACAGTTTCCTGGAAGTCAATCGCACAAAAACCCGGTACTTCACAGTATGCTTCCGAGAGAAGTGCAAAGAACGATGAAATCCACGTAGTTATAGTTGACGACACTGGTTCTGTAACCGGAACTGCTGGAAACATTGTTGAGAAGTTTACTTTCCTTAGCAAGTCTTCTGACGGTACTGTATCTCCAACTGAGGCAGTATTCTATAAGAACACTATTGCTAATCTTTCCGATTACGTCTTCTCTGGAGCACACCCAACTGGTGTTTCTGGTGGACTTACTGGTGGATCCGGTCAAGCATTCACTGCAACAACTGGTGCATGGGGTGGAGTCGCACAAGGAACAACCTTCAATGTTCAGGGTGCAGTTACCTATAATCTTACTGCTGGTAAGAACTACACTGCTAATGATGGATTCTTAACCACACTTGCTGACGTTGTAAGTTCTTATGAAGTCCTCAAGAATCCTGCTGAATACAAGGTTGACTTCCTGATCAACGGTCCTTCCGGTGGAACTTCAATCTTCGATTCACAAGCAAAGGCAAACAAACTGATTGAAATTGCCGAACTTAGAAAGGATTGTATCGCTTGTATCTCACCACATACTGCTGGTGTTGTAAATGAGTCAAACTCTGATACACAAACAGAGAACATCATTAAGTTCTTCGATGCTCTGACTTCATCTTCCTACGCAGTCTTCGACTCAGGATATAAGTATACCTTCGATAGATTCAACAACGAATTCCGTTATGTTCCTTGTAACGCTGACGTTGCTGGTCTGATGGCAAGAACTTCAATCAACCAGTTCTCCTGGTTCTCACCTGCTGGTTCCGCAAGAGGAGCACTGAATGGTGCAGTCAAACTTGCTTACAATCCTTCCCAGGCACAGAGAGATCTGATTTATCCTAAGAGAATTAACCCAATCGTGGCACTGCCCGGTTCTGGAATTCAACTCTTCGGTGATAAGACTGGACTTTCCTTCGCATCTGCTTTCGATAGAATCAACGTTCGTCGTCTGTTCCTCACCATTGAGGATTCAATCGAGAGAGCAGCAAAAGATCAACTCTTTGAATTCAACGATGTTATCACTAGATCTAACTTCGTTAATATTGTTGAACCATTCCTTCGCGATGTCAAGGCAAAGAGGGGTATTACTGATTTCGTCGTAATTTGCGATGAAACCAATAACACCCCTGACATCATTGACTCTAATCAGTTTAGAGCAGATATCTTTGTCAAACCCGCAAGATCTATCAACTTCATCGGTCTTACCTTCGTTGCTACTCGCACCGGAGTAAGTTTTGAAGAAGTCGTCGGCAACGTTTAATTCATTCACACAGTATAGAGGAAACATCTAATGGCTAACCGTAACGCCCCAAATACTAAGGATAGAACCCTTGATGCGTTTAAGGGCAGAATGATCGGTGGAGGTGCAAGACCCAATCTATTTGAGTGTGAACTGTACTTCCCTGATGACGCTATCCCCGAAGGAACCACGAAGGATGCTTTAACCGACAGAACTCGTTTCATGGTTAAGGCAGCAAACCTTCCTGCTTCTAACATCTCCCCAATTAACATTCCTTTCAGAGGTAGAAATCTGAAGGTTGCCGGAGACAGAACCTTCGATCCATGGACCATCACCATCATCAACGATGTTGACTTCAGCATCAGAACTGCTTTCGAGAGATGGATGAATCTCATCAACAAGCACGAAGACAATGCTGGTATTACAAATCCTTCTGATTATCAGCAGGATATGTATGTTAAGCAACTCGGAAGAGCACAAGTAGGTGGTGCCCAACCAACTACTGATCCACAAATTCCCGTACTTAAACAGTACAGATTCTATGGTTCATTCCCAACTAATGTCTCAGATATCCCACTGTCTTACGATAGTTCTGATACGATTGAGGAATTCTCGGTAACCATGGAAGTTCAGTGGAGTGAAGCACTGAACCCAGATGGTTCAAGTCAACTTGGCACCGGAGTATAAATAGTAGGATAATAAGTTCAATCTTGATTAATGTCTAAATTATTTGGTTTTAAACTACCAGATCCGGGGGAGAAGAATGCTTCAAAAAGCATTGTCTCCCCTGTGCCTCGTACAGAAGAGGACAAATCAGATTTCTATCTCTCCAGCGGTTTCTACGGACAATATGTAGATATCGAGGGAGTTTATAAGTCTGAACAGGATCTGATTCGTAGATACCGTGAAATGTGTCTACATCCTGAGTGTGATAGCGCGATTGAAGATATTGTAAATGAAGCAATTGTTTCAGATCTCAATGATTCTCCTGTAGAGATTGAGTTATCAAACCTTCCCGCTTCGGATAAACTCAAAGATATTATCAGAGAGGAGTTTAAAAATATTAAAAACATGATGAACTTCGACAGGAAGTCTCATGAAATTTTTAGGAATTGGTATATTGACGGAAGAATATTCTACCATAAAGTAATCGATCTCAAAGATCCTGCTTCAGGTATCCAAGAGATTAGAAATATTGACCCACTTAAGATTCGTTTAATTCGTAAGCAAGAGAAAGGTGGACCAAATGCTCAGTCTCCTTTTGATGTTGCGAGAGGTGGAAAGGATCCTACCAATCCAGAAAGTTATAAAACACCCGAAGTAGAAGAGTATTATCTCTATGATCCAAACTCTGCACAGAGAAGTGGTAGTGGAGTATACCCAAATAGAAATGCCAAAGGTGCAGTAAAGATCTCAAAAGATGCAATTACGTTTGTAACTTCTGGACTAGTAGATAGAAATAAGCAAACAATTTTATCTTATTTGCACAAAGCAATTAAAGCACTCAATCAATTGAGAATGGTTGAAGATAGTCTTGTTATTTACAGACTATCAAGAGCACCAGAACGTAGAATTTTCTACATTGATGTTGGTAATCTACCTAAGGTAAAGGCAGAACAGTATCTGCGCGATGTGATGAATCGCTATCGCAATAAACTTGTCTACAATGCGAACACCGGAGAAATCCGTGATGACCGTAAACACATGGCAATGCTTGAGGATTTCTGGTTACCTAGAAGAGAAGGTGGTAGAGGAACTGAGATTTCTACACTGCCTGGTGGTCAAAACCTTGGAGAACTTTCTGATGTTGACTACTTCCAAACCAAACTCTACAAATCTCTGAATGTCCCTTCTAGCAGACTCGATAGTTCTGGTGGATTCAACCTTGGTCGTTCTTCTGAGATTCTGCGTGACGAACTGAAGTTTACCAAGTTTGTCGGCAGACTGCGTAAAAGATTTTCTGGAATCTTCAATGATATGTTGAAGACTCAGTTGATTCTGAAAAATATTATCACTATCGATGATTGGCAAGAACTGGAAGATCATATTCAATATGATTATCTGTATGACAATCACTTCTCTGACCTCAAAGAGAATGAACTTCTCAATGAGCAACTTGGTGTCATTGCTGCCATGGAACCCTACATGGGCAAATATTTCTCTGCACATTATGTAAGAAATAGAGTTCTTAAGCAGACTGAATCTGAAATGAAAGAGATGGATAAACAAATCAAGAAGGAAATCAAAGAAGGTATTCTTCCTGACCCTAATGCTCCTATTGATCCCAATACTGGATTACCTATGGATTCAAATGCAGATCCAATGGGTCTTGGAGCACCTATTAATGAACCAGATTTAGAAAAAGAAGGTTCTGCAACTGATGATCCAGAGATTCGCAATGATGGTGAGATATAAATAAATAATAGTTCTTATAATTTTTGATACGAAATGGATGATTTAATGGATATGTTGGTAGGTGGTGAATCATCTCCCGCTGAGGTCAGTGACAAAATTAAAGAAATTTTGTATGCTAAGTCTTCATCTAAAATAGATGCTATCCGACCAGATATCGGTGCTGCTTTATTTGGTGACGATGAAGTAGAAGATGAAACCGATGAAGTTGTTGATGAACTTGAAGTAGAGTCCGAAGAGGACGAAGAGGAAGAAACTCAAACCGGAGACGAAGATGTTGATTAAGGTTTTAGCAGCAGAAACAGATTTAACTACTGCTGGTAATGTTGGTAGTGCAACTGTAGTTCGACTGTATAACGGTCACTCTGCTGCATTGGTTATCACAAGAACGGATTCTAGTGATGCAACCATTGGTAGTCTCACAGTAAAAAATGGTGAAACTGTTGTTCTTGAAAAAGAACCAACTGATAAATTATCTGCCGCTTCAAATGGTGGTTCAGTAAAAGTTGTAAAAGTTGCATTTAGAAACTAAGAAAATGAAACTAATCAGAGAAGAGGTTGAAACCGTAGAATTTATCACCGAAGGAAAAGGTGCTAAAAAGAAGATGTACATCGAAGGAACTTTCCTTCAAGGTGACATCAAAAACCGTAATGGCAGAATGTATCCCATCCAAACTCTTGCAAAAGAAGTTGGTAGATACAATGAAGCATACACCAACAAAGGTAGAGCACTTGGAGAACTCGGTCACCCCGATGGTCCAACTATCAACCTTGACCGTGTATCTCACAAGATTGTATGTCTTGAGCAGCGTGGTTCTAACATTTACGGTAAGGCACAACTTCTCAGCACCCCAATGGGTAAGATTGCACAATCACTGATTGGTGAAGGTGTTAAACTTGGAGTTTCTTCCCGTGGTGTTGGTTCTCTGAAACTGAACAATGAAGGTATCAACGTTGTCGGTGAAGATTTCATGTTGGCAACTGCCGCAGATATCGTCGCTGACCCTTCTGCACCTGATGCTTTTGTTGATGGAATTATGGAAGGAAAAGAGTGGGTATGGGAAGGCGGAATTCTCCGTGAGAGATTCTGCAGCGATACCAAAAGGAGGATAAATACCCTCGTAGATCAAAAGAGGCTTGAAGAACATAAGCTCCAGTTATGGGGTGATTTTCTATCAAATCTTTAATTTATAAATAAATATAGTTTTAATAACTACAAATAGGTAATTCGGAGAGTTCTAAAATGTCCAGTGGTTCTAATTTACACGAAATGGAAGACGTTAAGGAAAACGCTGTAACTGCCGGTGCTAAACCAGCAGAACCAATGGTAAAACCATCTGGAGCAAGCGTGGAAGACCTTGGCGGTCCTACCCCAGAAAACTACAAGCCCGATGATGATTCAGCAAAGCTGAAAACACCCGGTGCTACCCTCAAGCAAGTTAAGGATGTTGTAAACAAGGGAGCTGCGGCTGCCGATGCAATGCCTGCTGGTATGAAGGAAGAAGAAGAGTCTGAAATCGAAGACGATCAAGAGATTGTTTCCGAAGAAGAGATTTCTGAAGAGGAAGTCACCGAAGAGGAAATCGTCGAAGAAGAGGAAGTTGTAGAATTAGACATCGATGCTGATGTTACTGCACTTCTCCAAGGCGAAGAACTCTCCGAAGAGTTCCAGGAAAAAGCAAAGATGATCTTTGAAACCGCGATCAACGCTAAAGTTCAAGAGATCAAGGAAGACCTGGAAGCATCCTATGCTACTGTTATTGAAGAACAAGTAGCAGAATTCAAGAGTGAAATCACCGAGCGTGTGGATTCATATCTTGAGTATGTCTCATCCGAGTGGTTGGAAGAAAACCAACTGTCTGTTGAAGAAGGACTGAAGGCAGAAATGTCTGAATCGTTCCTCTCCGGTATGAAGACACTTTTTGAAGAACATTATGTTTCAATCCCTGAAGAAAGATATGATGTACTTGAGAGCATGGTAAATAAACTTGATGAAATGGAAGGAAAACTCAATGAGCAGATCGACAGAAATGTTGTTCTGAACAAGAGATTAGCAGAATCCACATCTGATGGAATCTTAAGTGAGGTTTCTGAAGGACTTGCAGTCACTCAGAAAGAAAAACTCGCTACTCTTGCAGAAAGTGTTGAGTTTGATAGTGAAACAGACTACCGTGAGAAACTGGTAACCTTAAGAGAGGCATATTTCCCCTCTAAGAAAACTGCCAGTGCTCAAACAGATTCTTCTGAGTACATTGCAGAAGAAACATCCATGACCCAGAATGTATCTGGTTCTATGGAAGGATATCTTACTGCTCTGAGAAGAGTCTCCAAAAAGTAAGTTTTACATTATAAAATAAACCCAAACACTTTTTAAAAGAGGTTAATTCAAATGCAAATGTTCAATGGCGAACAACTGCAGGAGAAGTGGGCACCATTACTTGATTACGAAGGCGCTGAGAAAATCACCGACTCCCATCGTAGAATGGTTACCGCAGTTCTCCTGGAGAACCAAGAAAAATTCATGAACGAGGAGCGTGCGTTCCTCTCCGAAGCCCCAACCAACGCTGCTAATGCAGGTGGTGCATCTGGTGGTTTCGGTGGCGGTGCTACCCCAGGCGGTCCTGTTGCAGGTTTCGACCCTGTACTGATCTCCCTGATCCGTCGTTCTATGCCCAACCTGGTCGCTTATGACCTCGCTGGCGTACAACCAATGAACGGTCCTACCGGACTGATCTTCGCAATGCGTTCCCGCTACACCAACCAGTCTGGCACCGAAGCCCTGTTTGATGAAGCAGATACCGCATTCTCCGGTCAGAATGATGGTGGTGATCTGGAGCAAGGTCTCTACACCGCTCAGGCATCTGACGGCGCTTCTGTTGGTTTCGGTACTGCCGCACAGAAGACTAACGAAGCTGGTACTAACCCCGCACTGCTTGGTGCATCTGGTGGTCAACTCGCCTACAACGTAGGTCAGGGTATGCACACTGGTGACGCTGAGGATCTGGGCGATGGTTCAGGCGACCAGTTCAACCAGATGGCATTCTCAATCGAGAAAGTCACCGTAACCGCTAAGTCCAGAGCTCTGAAAGCAGAATACTCCCTGGAACTGGCACAAGACCTCAAGGCAATCCACGGTCTGAACGCTGAAGCAGAACTCGCTAACATTCTTAGCACCGAGATTCTTGCTGAAATCAACCGTGAAGTCATCCGTACCATCTACAAGGCAGCAGAAGCTGGTGCTCAAACCAACACTGCAACCGCCGGTACTTTTGACCTTGACGTAGACAGCAACGGTCGTTGGTCTGTTGAGAAGTTCAAGGGTCTGCTTTTCCAAATCGAGCGCGAAGCGAACGCTATCGCACAAAGAACTCGTAGAGGAAAGGGCAACATGATTCTGTGTTCCGCAGACGTTGCTTCCGCACTGACCATGGCTGGTGTACTTGACTACACCCCCGCACTGAACGCCAACCTCAACGTTGACGACACCGGTAACACCTTCGCTGGTGTTCTGCAAGGTAAGTATCGCGTATACATCGATCCTTATTCTGCTAACCTCCGTGCTTCCCAGTACTTCGTTGCTGGTTATAAGGGTTCTTCTCCTTATGACGCTGGTCTGTTCTACTGCCCCTACGTTCCCCTTCAGATGGTTCGTGCCGTTGGTCAGGACACCTTCCAACCTAAAATTGGTTTCAAAACCCGTTACGGTATGGTTGCTAACCCCTTCGCTGAGGGTACTACTCAGGGTCTGGGTCGCCTTAAGGCTTCTGCCAACCGCTACTATCGTCGCGTTAAAGTTGACAACCTCATGTGAGTCTTTCTCACAGAGATATACAGGAGGGTCTTCGGACCCTCTTTTTTTGTCTAAATATAAGTAAATAAATAAGGCAAATGAAATCTTTCGATAGGTTTATTGAAGAAGCAGCGACAAAGAGATGTCCTCCCGGAAAATATTATTGCTTCGACGATAAGAAGTGCAAGAAGATGCCTCGTGGTTATCATGTAGGACGTGGTGGTTATCTAGAAAAAGATAACGATTCAGATTCAGAGGATTCCAATGGATCAAAGAATGGTGGATCTAATGGTGGCAACGGTTCTAATGGTAATGGGAATGGTGGAAATGGAAGCGGTGGAAATGGTGGAAATGGAGGGGGAGGAGAATGAAACCCTGGAATAATCAACTAGACAATAGGAACTATCTGTCTCCTGTTGGATTTAAATTTTCAATTACCAAAGTACCCAAAGCAGATTTCTTTTCTAACTCTGCATCAATTCCTGGTATCAACCTTGGATTTGCAGAACAACCAACATACCTGAAGAATCTTCCTGTACCAGGTGATAAGTTAACTTATGCAGACTTCTCACTTCGATTTTTTGTAGATGAGAATTTAACTAATTATCTTGAAGTTCATAACTGGTTAAGAGGACTTGGTTTTCCTGAAAGTCTGGATGAGTTTACAGCACTCAAAGAAAATGATAAGTATAATCCAACAAATGATGCAAGAAATCCACTAGGTGAATATTCAGATGCAAGTCTGTTTATTTACAACAGTCAGTTCAATGAAGTTGCAAGAGTTGATTTCTTAGATGTATTTCCCGTATCATTATCTACAATTAACTTTGATGCAACCGACACTGATATTCAATACGTTACCGCAGAAGCAACCTTTAAATACAGCATATATAATATAGAAGTTTTATGATGTAATGTATGAATCTTGATGAAATTCAATTGTCATGGGAAGAAGATTCAAAAATAGACGAAGACAATCTACACAGCGAATCTACTAAGATTCCATCTCTTCACGCAAAATACTATAGAATTTTAAACAATATCCTTCTAATGAAAAAGTTAGAAGAGAATAAGTTTAAGCAACTCAAAAAGACGAAATGGCAATACTACACGGGTAAGGCAGACCCCGAGGTGTATATTGACAAACCATTCGACCATAAAGTGTTAAGGCAGGATGTAGACAAATATATGGACTCTGATGAAGATCTCATCAAAGTTCTGAACAAAATAGATTACTTCCAGGTAATGCTGAATTACTTAGACAGTATTTTGAAGACGATTAACAATCGAACTTTTCAAATAAAGAACTCGATTGAGTGGCAGAAATTTATCAGAGGATATGACTGATCTTGTTATACGTAAAAAGAATGAGGTTTATATTACCGTAAAGGCAGAACCTTATATTATCCAGGAACTATCGGATCATTTTACATTCGATGTGCCTGGTGCAAAGTTCATGCCGCAATACCGTAGTAAGTATTGGGACGGTAAGATACGCTTATTCAGTTCTCACACTGGAGAAATCTATGTGGGACTACTGGATAAGATCATGGCATGGGCAAGAAACTATGACTATAAGGTAGAGTTTGAAGATAATAAATTCTATGGTCCTCCATTTGAAGTCAATAAAATGATTTCTAAGGAGGGAGTCAAGGAGTATATGACTCGTATTGCCAGATTCAAACCTAGGGATTATCAGATTGATGCTGTATATGATGCACTCAAATTTAATCGTAAACTGTTGATATCACCAACTGCATCAGGTAAGTCATTGATGATTTATTCTGTGGTGAGATACTTTGCAGAAAAAGATCATAAAATACTTTTAGTTGTTCCTACCACTTCTTTGGTAGAACAGATGTTTAAAGACTTTGAAGACTATGGTTGGAATGCTGAAGACTATTGTCACAAGATATATTCGGGTAGGGAGAAGACAAATCAATATCCTGTAACAATTACCACTTGGCAATCTATCTACAAGTTACCCAGAGCATTCTTCAAAGACTTCGGTGTAATCATTGGAGATGAAGCACATTTATTTAAATCCAAGTCCCTTGTCAGCATCATGACAAAGATGGACAATTGTAAGTATAGATTTGGTTTTACAGGCACACTAGACGGCACACAGACCCATAAGTGGGTGTTAGAGGGATTGTTTGGACCATCATACAAAGTCACACAAACAAAAGAACTTATTGATAAAGGACATTTGTCTCAGTTACAGATACATGTTCTATTGATGAAACATGACCCACATGAGTTTGAAACTTATGAAGATGAAATACAATACATCATTGGTCATGGTAAGAGAAATAACTTTATTAAAAATCTAGTATTAGATTTAAAAGGAAATAGTCTTGTTTTGTTCTCTCGTGTAGAAACACATGGTGAACCACTTTACGATTTAATAAATAATTCCGTGAAGGGTAAGCGTAAAGTATTTTATGTTCACGGTGGAATAGACGCTCAACAACGAGAACATGTAAGAGAAATTACTGAAAGAGAAAACGATGCAATCATCGTGGCATCATACGGAACATTCAGTACAGGCATCAACATTAAAAATCTCCATAACGTAATCTTTGCATCACCATCCAAATCAAGAATTCGCAACCTCCAATCCATTGGTAGGGTGCTGAGAAAGGGAGATAATAAGAATCAAGCAGTCTTATACGATATTGCTGATGAGATTGTTTACAAACAAAGAAAGAACTACACACTTAATCATCTAGTCGAAAGAATTAAAATCTATAACCAAGAGAAATTTAATTATGAGATAGTACCAGTCGATTTAAAAGGTAAATGAACGAAGAATTCTATGCAACAATAAAACTTATTTCAGGTGAAGAGATCTTTGCACAAGTAACTCCTTGTGAAGAAGAAGACCGAACTTTACTTATACTAGATACTCCTGTAATATTTGAATCAATTACAATCAAACACATGGGAGTCAGTGCTATGAAAGTTGAACCCTGGATCTCTATGGGTGACGACTCTATGGTATTAATTGATATGGATAAGGTAATTACAATTACTGAAGTTAAAGATGAACAGATCCTTTGTATATACAATAAGTACCTACGTGACAAGGATCGTGATTCTAATCAAACAAAGGTAAATGAAAATATGGGATTCCTAGCATCTATTGCTGAAGCAAGAGTGAACTTAGAGAAGTTATATAAAAGTAGCTAAGCCATCCCTATGAACCCTGACAGAGTTATTCTACACAGATATTACGATCTTGTCAAGTCCTATCATTATGTGTTATAATGTGAGCATAATCCAATAGGAGAACCATGAAATGTCAAGAACTAGAAAGAAGTCTGAACATTATGTAAACAATAAAGAGTTTTTAGAAGCACTCATTGTATACAGATCCAAAGTCAAAGCAGCACAAGAGGCAGGAGAACCACTCCCACGCATTACCAATTATCTTGGTGAGTGTTTCTTGAAGATCGCTACCCACTTGTCTTACAAACCAAACTTTGTTAACTACATGTTCCGTGAAGACATGATTTGTGACGGCATTGAGAACTGCGTCCAGTATATTAAGAACTTTGACCCAGCAAAGTCTAGTAATCCATTTGCTTACTTCACACAGATTATCCACTATGCATTCCTGAGAAGAATCCAGAAGGAAAAGCGTCAAATGGATATCCGCACTAAGATTGTGGAACGTTCAGGATTTGATGAAGTGTTCTCCAGTGATGGTGACATTTACAGCAATTCCGACTATAATACCATCAAAGAAAACATCCAGTCTAAACTTTATTCATGAAACTGACAAAAGAACTTGCCATTGCCTTGGAGAACCTAGGGTGGCAAGATGGTGATGATATCGCTGTGGAAATCGGTGGAACATCAATCTATGAAATTGAAGGTGCAGGCACTAAGTGGGCACCACTCAAAGGTACTCGTAAGTACAACAAAGATGCATTCATCATTATTAAGAACAGAGATCGTAATCTTACAGTCTCATCAGAACCAAACCCTGAATTGAAAGCACACCATACACAATGAAGATTGCCTTAGTCACAGACACACACTACGGTGCGAGAAAGAATAGTAAGTTATTTCATGAGTTCTTCAAAAAATTCTATGATAACATCTTCTTTCCTACACTGGAAGAAAGAGGTATCACAGAATGCGTCCATCTGGGCGATGCTTTTGACTGCCGTAAGTCTGTTGACTTTTGGTCACTCCAATGGGCAAAGGAAAATGTGTATGACAAGTTTCGAGACTTAGGCATCAAAGTCCACAATATTGTTGGTAACCATGATGCTTACTACAAGAATACCATTGGTATCAATGCTGTCGATGCTCTGCTTGAGTCCTACGACAATGTAGTAAGAGTCTCTGAACCAAAAGAGTACAAGATCGGTGGTAAGAAGATTCTTCTTCTACCCTGGATCTGTGAAGACAATGAAGAGAAAACTTTTGACTTAGTAAAGAAGTCAAGAGCAAAGATCATGATGGGTCACCTTGAATTGAATGGGTTTGAGGTGATTCCTGGTATGAGAATGGAACACGGTCTGGAACCGAGTAAGTTTAAGAAGTTTGATAAAGTATTCTCAGGTCACTATCATCACAAATCAACCAAGGGTAATGTCACTTACCTTGGTAACACCTACCAGATGTTCTGGAATGATGTGAATGACGTAAGAGGATTCCATATCTTCGATACTGAAACTCAAGAACTAGAGTTCATTGGTAATCCATTCTCAATCTTTGAAAAGTTCTACTACGAAGATACCCCATATCAATTGTTTGATACATCAGATCTGAAAGATAAGATCGTAAAGATTATTGTCCGTAAGAAGTCAGACCAACTTGCATTTGAAAAGTTCATTGACAAGTTGCACAAGTCAGGTGCATCTGATGTCAAGATTGTTGAAAACTTCTCAGTCGATGATGACGATGTAGATTTTGAAGACGGTAAGTGCGAAGACACATTGACCTTCCTCAATAAATATATTGATGATTCCGACTTCAATCTAGACAAAGATATTGTCAAGAAACTGATGAGGGATGTTTACCGAGAAGCTTGCGAAATGGAGTAATGTATCTACTTGCAATATCAGGAAAAGAAGATGAGGGTGCATACTCTGTAATGGATGAGGATGGCGAAAAGGCACTATACCTTTTTGAGGAAGAGGATGACGCAACCCGATATGCTGGTCTTCTAGAAGCAGAAGACTATCCTGAGATGTCAGTAGTGGAAGTTGATGAGGAAGTATGTATAAAGATGTGCAATGCATATAATTACAGATATGTTATAATCACTGAAGATGACTTTGTAATCCCGCCCCGAGATAATGATTTTATTCAAACAGATAAGATGGCGTAACCTGTTATCTACTGGAAATAACTGGACTGAGATTGATTTTACAGAATCCCAGACAAGTCTGATTGTCGGAACAAATGGAGCAGGTAAGAGCACCATCCTGGATGCTTTGACTTTTGTGCTGTTCAATAAACCATTCCGTAAGATCACCAAACCTCAACTCGTCAACACAGTGAACGAGAAAGAATGTGTTGTGGAGATTGAGTTTTCTACGGGTGTGACTGATTGGAAAGTTGTTCGTGGTATCAAACCAAACGTATTTGAGATTTATAAGAACGACCAAATGCTTGACAAGGCAGCAGCAAATGCCGATCAGCAGAAGTGGTTGGAAGAGAATGTATTGAAGATGAACTATAAGTCATTCACTCAGATTGTGATTCTGGGTAGTGCATCTTTCGTTCCATTCATGCAACTCTCCGGTGCAAATCGCCGTGAGATTATCGAAGATTTGTTGGACATTAAGATCTTCTCATTTATGAGTAATATCCTACGTGAGAAGATTCGTAGTTCAAATGATCTTATCCGTGAACTGACCATCCGTAAGGATCTGGTAGAAGAGAAGATTGATATGCAGAAATCATTCATCTCTGATCTAGAAGAGACTGGTAAGAAAAATATTGAAGAGAAAAAGCAGAAGGTCAAGGTCATTGCCGATAATGTAGATACTCTTATAAAGGAGATTGAGGGTCATGGTGACAGGTTGAAAGAGGTCGAAGGGCAAATGGAAGTATCTTCGGGTGCTGACAAGAAACTTAAGAAACTCGGCACACTTCGTGGTAAACTGCAACAGAAAGTATCAACAATTACTAAGGAACATAAATTTTTCGCAGAGAATACGGTATGCCCTACCTGTGATCAGACCATTGAAGAGTCTGTTCGGGTAAATAGAATTAATGATGCTGAATCAAAAGCGAAGGAACTCCAACAGGGGTTCTTAGAGTTGGAGGAAGCGATCAGACTTGAGGAGGAAAAAGAAAACCACTTCAAGGTTCTTTCTAAGGAGGCAACTAACCTAACGCATGAAATTTCTAAAGCAAATACTCGGATTTCGGGATTACATAACAGATCCAGAGATCTTGAATCAGAAATTCAAACTATTACCGAACAACTTGAGAACCGAAATACTGAGCACCATGCATTAGAGAAATTAGTTACGGAACTGGAGGAACTACAATCTAAACACTCCGACCAAAAAGAGAATAACGTTTACAACGAATTTGCACATTCCTTAATGAAGGATGGGGGAGTAAAATCCAAAATTATTAAGAGATATCTGCCTCTTATGAATCAGCAGATCAACAAGTATCTTCAGTTGATGGACTTCTATATCAACTTCTCTCT